CCATTTACCGCGATACAAAGATGGCTCATAGCCCTTCATATCGTCAGCATCAGCGGAACGAGCAGCCCTGTGCTCCTGGCTGATGTATACGACCTTTCCCGTCGCAGTTGGTGCAGACTTAGCATACACCGCGTCAGAGGCAGTTGCAGGGGAAGTCATAGCGATTGCTAACGCCATTCCTACAACACCTCCTATCAGTTTCGATTTCATCTGTTTCCTCCTTGCGGCGGCAACACTTTAGCCTAACAGAATTTACATGTTTTGTCAATCTAATTTATACATGACGGTGATTTATGTCACACAACATTTTCTTTAATTTTATCTAAAACAAACTTATTCATTTTTGATTGCTTGAATCTTTTGTATCTTTTAAGCAAGGGAACTTTAGGCTCCCAAAATCCAGCGGAACTGCAAGACTTTGCTTGCTCTATCAGTTCGTTGGTCATTGAGAATCTTTTAAACACAACAGTCTTATCTGTAAAAAACTTTATATAGGCAATGGGTTCATCTTCTTCAAGACTGACCTCTGTAATACCAGGCCAAACATTAAACTCTATGTTGAATGGCCTAAACCAACTTCCAATATTAAATAATCCTGGTACAACGGCTCCCCAAGATCTGTGTGGTGTTTGAGAAAAGTACGGACTGCTCACCATCATCTCAATCTCTTCCTCTGCGAAAAAGATAAGTGAATAATCATAACTAGCAAGCAACTGGTTTTCTAGACTAGGTGGACGATTTACAAACCAGCCGCCGTTCTTGCTTTCCATTTTACTAGAAACATTACCATCTTCTATAACAAAAGAGGCAGAAGTCTTTAATGGACTCTTCACTACAAAAAGATTTTTTGCAAGATCGGTTACTGCTGGACAACGCAAAAGGTTGTCGTCTGGATTACTCTTATTTTTATTAAGAGAAAGTTCGTGAATAAGACTTTTTGGCTCTTCATAGATCATTGACAGATCTAATTCTCCATTACGAACATTTGACCAGTAGACGTTGATCTTATTAGACATTCTTTGTGCGCCTTTTCCTCTTTTTAGGTAGGGGCTTTATACGATCTGGAGTAAAGGATCGATGACCGCACAGTTGTCCCTTTTCTAACTCATAGCAATCAATCCACTCTTTTGACCCATCATCTGTTCGCTGAACATACTCTATAAACTTAAACTTTGTCCCCCAGATACCCTTGATCTTGATGATCTCTCCAGACTCAACCGTCCTTCCTTCGGGGGTAGTGAATGTCGGTTCACGATGATACAGATGACCAAGTGGACTAACTACCTTCTTCCTGCGACCCATAGTGGCCCTCCAGCCTTTTGATTTCGTCACTAATATAAAAGATCGCCTTCTTTAAATCTTCTATATGCTTGTCTTCGTTCTTTAGTCCTGCTCGCCACAGGTATTTAATGGCGTTCCCTATATTATAGTTCCTATGGCGCACAATGTCAATACACTCTACCCCGCTAGGATCGCTTGTGTAGTGGCTTGGGTGGTTTACCATATCGTTCATTTCTTAATTCCAAACTTTTTCATCTGTCGGTAAATAATTTGCAAACTAACATTGCATTCCTTGGCAACCTCTTCTGGAGTCTTCTTGTCCATATGAAGACGCTTTCTTAGGTATGCCTCTGAATGATGCAGAGAACTTCCTCTAGGCATATTTTAGAACACCTTCTTCCAGTTGTCAATACAGTATGCTCCTATTGCAATAGCATCTGCAACATCGTCATCATCAATATGTAATCCAAATCTATCATTAACAAACTTAATTGTTCTTTGCTTTCTAAACAATCTTTCCTGAGACTTATACCAAGACTCTGACTTACCAGGAGTCCTTTGCCTAATCGTCTTTTTCTCTTCGTTTGTTAAACGCTTGTTGCCTGACCAGTTTTGCCATACCATGGGTACTACGCTTGCCATATGGTCTACCCCCGTCAATGCGGCAGCAGAAACAATTGCGCCATGGCTCATTGCCAAGTTTGCGGCAGTCTTTGGAGAGTTCAGATAGATTGGTTGCTCAATAACAATATGATTTAAAGATTTAAACTTGTCAAAGAACGCCCGTGTTTTGTGTGCAGCATCAATAATCTTTTCATAAATATCATTTCCCTGATACTTAATCTTTCCATATCTAATAAGTTTTTCATTCTCAAAATAAGCAAAGGCAAGGCTGTTTGTGCTTGCATCAATCGTGCAAAAAGACTTTGGCTTATTATTCAAAACGCTCATAGTCTATCAACCCCTTTAACTCTTTTAGTGTTCTATTTACTTGCTTCTTATCTACAGCACAATAACTACAAAATCCTGATTCGTTATATACGCTTAGAATTGTTCCACAACCATTAGAACATCTTCTTTCTTTTTGAGCAAGTTTTTTCCTTCTTTTAATTCTATACTTCTCGCCCACCTTTTCTTTTGTTGCCAATTCACGGCACTCTGGCGAGCAATAAATCTGATAAGAAACGTTTGGCTGAAACTCCTCAGAGCACCAGTCACAGACCTTCATGCAAGGTACTCCAGAGGCTCTATTCTCTCCTCACCTGTAGGAGCGGCAGCACAAGCCTTTTGTAGTGGGCATGTTTTACACACCTTTGAATTAGACCTATAAGGCTTCTTTGGGATCTCTCCGCTTTCCCACTTAGCCCTAACCTTTCTCATCCAATCAAAGGCGTGCTCAACCCATGCTAGGCTTTCTTCATCTGCTTCTACAGGAATGGCATGTAGTTCGTGAGAGTTCTTGTTTTCATAAAGAAGTACCCCCAACTTTCTGCCAAGTATCTTCATATAGATAAGCAACTGCATAAGGTGATAGTTTGGTGGCTTCGCGTGCTTGCGGTAAGAGTAAGACTCTTCTCTCATTGTTTTGATTTCAAGAACTGGTTGTGTCTCTCCCCATTGCAGGATACCGTCAGCAAAACCAAAGATGGGTGGGTCAGAAATCATCACCTTCTTCTCTTCTTCAACCATAATACCAGCGTCTGTGATAGCCTTCTGAATGCGTGCATGAGCATCAATACCGCTTTGCATATTGGCTGATGCATAAGCATCTGCATCATCCTCAAACTCTGCACCCTCAAATGCGAGGAACCAGTACCGTGGACATGCACCATTTCCATAAACCAACGAGGACGGACTGAAAGACTTCTTCTTCTTAAATTCGGTTGTCCTATTTACCGTATATCCTTCTTCAATCTTAGAGATAAGTGCCTTAGTATCTATTGGTCCTGCTGGCTGCTTATCTAAAACCTGTTTTAAAAAATTCTTTGCCATTATTGTTTTCCTTACTCGTAGGGAATAATTGTATCACTTTAGAATGAACTTGAGTGCTGCTACTGTCTTGTCTATCTCAGAGGATGCCGTGTAATAAATGTTCTTCTTTGCTCTATCGCTCTTATCAACATTTGTCATCCAGGTTGCCTTCATTGCCATCTTTGCTGCAATTGCCTGTAGTCTAACTATCTCAACTGCTGCTACATTCGGAGGAATGTCTGGCTTCATTATTACCTTTGCAATAAACTCCAGTGCCTGAGTTAGTTCTGGATCTTGCATATAGTCTGCTATTTCATACAGACCGTTGATCTGCTCAAGAGTCGTTTGACTCATCGTTTTCTACCAACCTTTCAAACTCTGACCATTCTAGAATAGCAAGCCTTGTCTTACCATCAAGAACCAGCAGTATTGCTGGAGATTTCTTTCTGTCTACCTTCAAAGTATCTGTTACTACTTTAGCCCATACATCCTGAGTGACTGAAAAACTCTTAGAATATTCCTTAGAGTCTACAACGTAATTGTTCCAGGACATGTCTCCCTTTGTATAGTTGCGACCTGAGTTTTTGTGCAGCCTTGCACCAATTCTCTTTGCTTCTCCACGCTCGCTCATCAGTATCCCTTTCCATAAAGGTTTACCTTAGAAACATACTTGCAAGAGCACATCCATGTAAAGTCGTAGGTGTCTTTCCAAAACCTCGCCTTATCCACTTCTGACTTGCATTTATGACAAGTAAACTTACCACTGTATACAGTAAACTTACTCACCACGAACCTTCTTAAATAGTGTTTCTTGCATGTCCAGATCTTCCTTTACACCAGCAACCAACTTGTCTCTGCCCTGGAATCGTTCTCCTTCTACGGTATACCAAGCACCAGAACGCTCAACAAAGCCAAGCATTTCTGCGGTGTCTACAAGATCTGCAATGGAGTCTACGCCAATATCTTCACCACGGAAGTAGAAATCGTACTCTCCTGTCTGAAAGGCTGGAGAGGTCTTAGAGAACTGAACATCCCACCTGACCTTACGACCTACCTTTTCTTCAATAATCTTGTCTCCAGAATAGACCTTACCCTTGATTGCCTGATTGTCTGATTCAGAACTAAACAACTTAATGATTGTAGATGAGTAGAATTTTACTGCCATGCCCCCTGTGGGCTGTTGTTGAGTATACATCTGACCAATATTATTTCTAGACTGACTAATAAGAATTAACAAGGTTTGATTCTCTTGATTGTTTGCATAGTTGAGCATCTTGACTGCGTTAGTCATATCTCTGGCCTCTGCACCAATCTGCTTGGTATTCTCTAGTTGCTTTAGATCTGTGCTATCCTTCTCAAAATAAATAGCAGGAAGTAGGGCAGAGATGCTATCAACTACGATTAGATCTACACCAGCCTTCATAAGGTCTGTACCAACATCTACCATATCGTTCACTGTGCGAGCGGTAGAAACAATTAGATTTTCTGTATCTACCCCCA